CTTGGATTGCGATCTTAGACGTTGCTGCTGCTTTGACTAAGTTAAAAATTCCCCCAGTAGCCGAAGTTATCCCCGCGATAAACGATTGGAATGTCAAGGCTTGTAGGTCTAAGAGCAATAGCTTTAGGTCAAAAGCTAATAACTGAATGCCAGCACTAGCAAACTTCAACTGAGGAACTAGCAAGCCCAGTCCTAAACTCAATCCCTGAATTACCGCTATTCCCGCTCCTATTTTGGCTAAATCAACGAATCCTGCGACAACTGGGGCAATTGCACCCGCTACTGAGTTTAACGCCACTGCCAAGCCATCGTAAAGCCCGATTAATGCAGGGCTTGCCTGTTGTCCAATAGCCACAAGAAGGGTATCTCTAGCGTTGGCTAGGTTTTGAACCGCAGCCCCTAAAGTTTGACTTCCTTGCTCTGCTGCAAATGCCGTTTCACGTCTTAACTGCCTAGCGAATTTAGGCAAAAACTCATCGGCGGTTAAGCCAGCTTTAACCAACTCATTGAGTTCGGCAGTTGTGACCCCAAAGGCTCTAGATGCTACCTGTAAAGCCCCTGGCAATGCTTCCGATAATTGTTGCCTTAATTCTTCTTGGCTTACAACTGCCTTGCCCGCGATTTGGGCGATGGCTAGAGTGGCATTGTTGAGCCTATCGGTTGTAATGCTGTAGGCCCTACCTGCTTGTAAAACTGCCTGAGATATGCCTAAAGTATCTCTTTCTAAGTTACTTCCCGCCGTTGCTGCTGCTAGTTGCGTATAGCCTTCAATAGCAGGGATGAGGGCAACTTTTAGATCCTTGGCAGATTTAGCGATCGCATTAAAGTTTTTAGTCCCCTGTTCAATCCCTCCACTAACGAAATTAATCGAATTAGCGAACGCCTCAAATTGAATTGATATATCTTGAATCTGCCTAGCGGTGTCCTGTAGAGCGAAAAAGATGTTATTGAAAACATCATCTAACTGGAGAGCGATAAAGGTAGAGAATGAGTCCTTAAATGTCTGTTTTAGTCCTTGGAATATCTTGCTAGTTTTTGCCCCTGCTTCTCCTATTCTATTTATGCCCTTGGCTACATTTTCAATCTCAGGGACGTTCCCAATCCCACTAACAGCCTGATTAACTTCCTGAATAGCAAATCTAGGTAGGTCACTACCTACCGTTTTAATTTCTGCTTTAGCGCGGTCGATTTCTCCATTAACTCCACTAATCGCTTGATTGATTTGTAGGTCAATTTCTGTTATTAAACCCGCTACGCTTTGAGTTAATTTAAGTCTATCAAGGTCAGGAGTAGTCTCATTTAGGCTAGGGACAATCCCTTTGAGACTGTCAATAATCTTCCTGGTGTAGAGGGCTTGGAATGTGTAGGCATCATCTTCTAGTTGCCCGATAAAATCTATATCCGATCTAGCTTGCGAAGAGTCAATATTAAGCCCTTGTTTTTTCAACTGCTCAACGAATAACTCAGTAGATCCCCTGGCTCCCTGCACAATAGAATCTACTTGGAACTGCGTTAATCCCTGTTGAATCGGTCTTAAGAGATTAATTAGATTCGTTTCTTTGATGTCAGCATCCGTGAAGTTGCCAAAAGAAGATTGTACGGCATGGCGCAATTCATGAACTAATACAGCTAAATCCGCAGGACTAATAATATTTTGAGCAATATCATCTAACAATTCCTGTCTGACTAAAACTAAATTCTGGTCAGGATTGTATTGAGCAGCAGCATTTTTAGGAGCGTTAGCAGGTAATGGCGTTAACTTGGGAACATCCCCTAGGAAGTCCTTGGCAATAGAGGATAGATTAGATTCCTTGACTACCTGATTAACAATTTCTTTGTAAAGGTCAAATTGCTTGGCTGTGTCTTTAAATAGTTTCTCAGTAGCAGCATCTACGGATTTGATATCCTCTTTAATCTGAGGCTCTATTGGCTGTGGGGATGGTACGGATTCAGGGATTGCTTGAGATAGATTAGACGCTCTCGCATTATCTAATTGCTTGCTAATCTTGGTTAGAGCCGCCTTTTGCGCCCCGACTTTCCTGCCCAGTCCTTTGGGCAAAGATGCGACAACCCCCTCCAGTTCCGACCTTAATCTAGTGACTTCCTCATCAATCCGATTTGAGGCTGATAGGAACTCATCTGAGGGAATTTGTTTAATGCTTTCCTGAAGATTTTTAACCGCTAAGGATATTTCCTCAAATTGTTTTAGTCCTAATTGCGGATCTATACCGGGAGGTTGTGGAATAGATTGCGGAGTAGGTTCGTTGACAGGACTAGGCCTAGATGTGGGGGGTTGTTCTGCTCTAGTTTTTTGTCTGGTCGGTGTCGGGGTTGCTATACCTTTGGATATTAGGAAATCAATTTCCCTGATATCGGCTAAAGCCTTGGCGATCGCGCCTGATTGTTTCTGGGAAATTATCTCTATCTTTCTTCTGTTGATGCTGGTCAGGGAATCCTTAAAAAGCTCGATTTCCTGATTTAGCTTTTTGGCTGAAGCCGTGGCATTGTCGAAAATAGGGGAAAAGTTGGTAACGGATTTTAACCTATCCCCGACAGTGACCAGTTGCTTTAGTAGATTGGCAAAAAGACTAGCCTGATCAGGGGAAATGATTTCAACTTCCCCACTAAGACCCGCTATAGCCATTTTAATTGCGTCAAAGTTGGCTAGGGATGGTTTTATCTCTATTCCTAGCGGTTTAGCTGACAAATCTCTCTCTAAATTGCGTATTAGGGTAGAAACATCTAGGGAGAGATTAGCCTGAATATTTACGCCGCGATCAACCATTTTGCCTTAATCTCCTGAATAGACTTCACGATTTCAGACTCAGCACCATTCAGTTTTTCGGTTAGTTCAGGGGTAGCACTTTTTTTGAGATTGGCGATTACCCGTTGATAAAATTCCTCTACTGCGGTAATACCGATTAAAGCCGTATCGGAGCCAGAGGTATTTAGAATATAATTCCCGTTCCGAACCGCCACGATGGAATCAGGGACAGGCTCTAAGAACAGGACATTTTTAATCAGGTAGGCTAAATCGCTTTGATTCTTGGGGGAGTTGATATCCGATAAGCAAGTCTGAATAGTTCCAATTTGAAGATCGGTAATATCGGGGGATAGGGTTAACTCAATGCCCTTGATAGTTATGGTCATGGCTTAAGGATAGGTATTTATCCCTAGTGTACCATAATCTCCTTAATCGCTTTTATCCTCTGGTTCAAATACCAACCTTCAACTGCCTAGACAACTCTAGTCACCTGTCGGAAATAGGGAACTTGAAACCGAATTAGCAAGACTCAAACCTTCAACTGCCTAGACAACTCTAGTCATTTGTTGGTTTAAATATATGCCATTTTTAACTAATTTTACAGGACTTGTCACCTTCAACTGCCTAGACAACTCTAGCCATCTGTTGGCTAAAAATGAAGTGCCACCGCCGCCGCGTCAATGGGGAACCCTTCAACTGCCTAGACAACTCTAGCCATCTGTTGGTCAAAAATAAAGGTATAGAAGCGGTTATCTACCGTCAACCTTCAACTGCCTAGACAACTCTAGTCATTTGTTGGACACTTCTAAACCGCTTAAATTGATGTGTAAATCCTCTTCAACTGCCTAGACAACTCTAGCCATCTGTTGGAGCAGAAGCCGAAGCATTGGCAGAAGTAGCCAAGCTAGCCTTCAACTGCCTAGACAACTCTAGCCATCTGTTGGTGCTACATCCCCAAGTCTCAGAGAGCTTATCTAATACCTTCAACTGCCTAGACAACTCTAGCCATCTGTTGGTACTCCGACGAATTGATGGCTAAATTGATCGAGTTACCTTCAACTGCCTAGACAACTCTAGCCATCTGTTGGTCTGTCTGACTAACTTTGCTAGTTTGGTGTGTATGACCTTCAACTGCCTAGACAACTCTAGTCATCTGTTGGCTTTCAGAGAAAACCGCCAAGATGCTTATCTGGGTATTGGCCTTCAACTGCCTAGACAACTCTAGCCATCTGTTGGTCTGTCTGACTAACTTTGCTAGTTTGGTGTGTATGGCCTTCAACTGCCTAGACAACTCTAGCCATCTGTTGGGGACTTCTCTCAAAGCCAAGCCACTAAAGAAATTAAAAGCAAAGTTGCGACCTTCAACTGTCCAGCCCACTAAAAAAGCGTCAATTGAACCGAATCAATGGGCTGAGATGCCTTCTCTAATTGATGTCGAGGGTCTTTAATTGTCAAGGTGCTAAAGTTGTCTAGGCAGTTGCCCCCTTTTGCGGGAGGGTCAATGGGTGGATCGCTCCGTTCCCTTTCTGCTTCACAAGTGCCCTTGGGACTTCCACAGACGTAAGCCAGCAAACTGACTGCTTTCCCCAACAAGGAAGGGTAGCTAAAGAGCGAACTCCTTAATACACCTATCGTACTACTAATAAGAGAAAGTGTCAAGATATTTTTTGCAGCATTTTCGTCAGCATTAGCAGAATGTCCACAAGACACACAGATAAACTCGGATTGAGACTTTCTGTTATCCTTGTGCTTGTGTCCACATTCAAAGCAAGTCTGAGAAGTGAATTTAGGATTGACCAGAACTACTTGACCTCCTTTTTCTTGAGACTTATAAAGCAATTGTCTTTTAAGTTCCCCTATCCCCTGATCTAAAATGGATTTGTTTAATCCTGATTTAGCAGAAGCCCCATTGTGGGCATAAGTGCCATCTTCATTTTCCTTTACATTTGCCCGCTTGGTCATATTCTTAAGCTTCAAATCCTCCATGGCAATATGGGAATATTTCTGAGTCAATTTGTGGCTAACTTGGTGTAGATACCCTGCTCGACGGTCTTTAATTTGTTCGTGGAGCAATGCCAGTTTTTCTTTGCTCTTAAGATAATTAGCCGAGCCTTTTTCTTGCCTTGCCATTTTTCTTTGCAAATGAGCAATCTTTCTTTCTTTATTCCGATAGTAAGCTTTAGTCTCAATATGCCTCCCTTCACTATCGGTGTAAAGATTAACACATCCTACATCAATTCCTATCTGTCTGTCAGAAGGAAGGTGCATGGGAACAGGGAGATTAACTGTAAGGTGCAAATAATAGCCAGATGCCTTCCTGACTATGGATGCCATCCTTACGTCAGCATCTTTTGGTAGCCGATTAATATCGTCAATAACTAACAGCCCTATCTGCTTATTAAGAAATATTTCTCCGTCCCGAATTTTAATTAGGGTAGGATGCCCAACTATCAAGCTTTCTACCGAGTCTAACTTTCCTTTGTACTTAGGAAATCCTCTAATGCCTTTTTTTGCAGTCTCAAAGGCTTTTGAAATAACATAGCGATAAAAGCAACCCCTAAACTCCGATCCAATTTCAAATATTTTATCAGCTAAATCAGGATAAAAATATTTTTTGAGATCCTTTTTATCAGGAGGTTTAGTTGTATGCTTTTTAGCGTCAGGATTCCCTAAGTATGGACGTTTTTTCCTTTCTTCTAGCTTTAGGGAAACATATTCCTTTTTGTTCTTTAGGTAGGCTATTTTACAGCAAGGATTCCCTGTCAATAACCTCAACTTGTCCTTGGGTAACTTCTCGATATGGGAAAAGCCTGAATAAAGCTTGAGATAGGAAAGCTCCCAGAACTCAGGTGAAAATTCTTTAAACCCAAACTTATCCCTTAATCGCCTTTGGTTGACTTCCTCCTGTAACGACACCGCTAAATTCCAGAGGTATTTTAAAAGACGCATTTTTTCATCAATTAATAACCGTTGTTCTTCCGTCAAGGTTAACCTGAATTTGATTACCCTTGTTATATTTTCTTGAGTCATTTTATCCTCTATGTTTGCTTGAATCATTCGACACCATGCCACCTGACGGACAATGTGGATGGGTCAATTACTTTTACTGGCTTGTCCCATTCGTCTAAAAACTTCCCTAGATTGCAATCGTAGTTTAAAGAGTGTTCCTCAATCGAAGACTTATCCCATTTGGTTTTTTCTCTATCAAATTGTTCTTTGGCAAAGGAAGCTAGTTCTATGGAGTCAAAAACTCCGATAATAGCCTTATTTTCATAGCCTTCTGTTGTCAGAATGTAGATAGTTTTAGTCATTTTATCCTCTATGATTGTTTGATTCTAGGGATGTTGCCATCCATTACAATAAAATCGGTATTTGATGACCACGTTTTAGAATCCTCATCAAAAGATAATAATTCAGTTTCCCGAATCGCGTCTATAAGCTCCCCAAAACAAAAGCATATATCGGGGAACTCTGCCCACATCTTATGCGTTAGATCGCTACAGCTTAGACACTGCTTGGCTGTCCAGAAATCATCTGCTTTAGCCGCGATGTAAAGGTATTTATCGCCAATGTTAATACGTCTGCCACATTCGCAGCATCGGTGTTGTTTTTTGGCTGTTTGCTCCCTTGCTCGGAAAAACTCGTTAGGGAGAATTTCATCGCAATCACACATTGTTTTTGCTCCTTCTTTGCTTTTGGTGACTATCGTAAGATTCCCATGGATTAATCGGAGTTGCCCCCTGCTTTTGAAGACACTCTTTAAGCATAAGATGATTTAGCCTTTCAATTTCTGCTTTTAACTTTTCGATTTCTAAATCCTTTAATTGACTTTGTAGCCGCAGATCCATAAGCCGATCTGCAAAATCATCAAGATTATCGGTTAGCAATCGAGCGTCATGTTTTAGTTGCTTTACTGTTACCACTAGGTCTGATTCCATGGTTCTAACCTCCTATGTTTGTTTAATGGGGATGACGACATCCCCTAACCGACTAAGCTAATTCTAGGAGACTCAATTGCTCAAACTTTGACTGATGTTCTGCTAATCTGAGATTTTGCTTGGCACATTCAAAGTAACTGTCTTTGAGTTCAATCCCGATAAACTTCCGTTTCTGTTCCAAGCTAACATAGCCCTCAGTGCCAATTCCTAGGAATGGAGAAAAGACTATTTCCCCAGGTAATGACCATAGCTGAAGCCCACGACGGACTACATCGCATTGCAGTGGACAAATATGTTTCAAGTCATCGTCATCCTTGCCCTCACGGAAGTTTAGGGTATCATTCTGACGAATATCCATCCAAACTGGACTAGCGTATCTTTGCCAAATCTCGATTGACTTACGCTCAGGATCGCTAGGGAAATCAGGGGTGTTTTCCCCATGGTATTCCGTGAGTCTTCCCTCAATGGGAACCTTGTTAATGCCTGGTTTACGAAAGGTAATTAGGTAATCAGCAAGTCCCGCGCCACTAATAGCGGAGTCCTGCTTAATAAATTTGTGCAGAAGCGTTTTAGCTTTAGTTCTTTGCATTAAAACTACTGGGTCTTTCCAGATAGTCACTCGACTATGGAAATAAAAGCCAGCACGCTCCATGAGCCTGATTATCTGGCAAGAGAAGTCCTTTAATCCTATATAACCATCCCAAGCCTTAGTAGCTAGTAAGTCCTGACAGTGGATGCTGACTAACCGCCCAGGCTCGATAATTCTGAACAAGTTTTGAGAGAGATAATTGTAATGCTGTCCAAACTCTTCCTCAGAGCGAACATTTCCCATGTCGCGGTCACTATCGGTGTACACGAATAGATTAGAGAATGGAGGGCTAAATATAGAGTATTTCACGGAATTATCTGGGATTGCCTTAATTATCTCGCAACTGTCACCACGGAAGATATTAAAGTCACTTCCGTGGCATTCAT